AAGATGCGATTTGAAATATCCAAGTGGGGGCTGATTGGCTTTTCCGGGTGGTTTATCGGGATGATTGCTGTGTCCGTTTGGAAAGCGAACTTTGGTAAGTGACAAGCGCACATTTTTGCGACATAATATAAACTGTACTGGCGCAGAACACCAGGGAATCTAAGGATTCAACCATGTCAGAAGAAGTAGCGGTACTTGAAGCACCCGCGCCGGAACTGGAACCTACGGCAGTTGTTCCAGAACCAGTGATAGAAACGCCGGTAGAGACACCGAAGACCTTCACCCAGGAAGAACTGGATGCAGCAATCGGTAAGAGGCTTGCAAGAGAGCAACGGAAGTGGGAACGAGAGCAAGCGCAGCGACAAGTGGAAACACAAGTCCTGAAGGCGCCAGCAGCACAGTCTGCCGACCAGTTTGAAACGACAGAGGCTTATGCCGAAGCGTTGGCCTTGCAAAAGGCTGAAGAATTGGTTGCCAAACGGGATGCCGCGAAGCAGCAAACGCAAGTTCTTGAGAGCTATCATGAGCGGGAAGAAGAAGCGCGGGGCAAGTACGATGACTTTGAACAAGTCGCCTACAACCCCAAGCTGACGATTACCAGCGTGATGGCAGAAACGATTCAGTCTTCGGACGTTGGGCCTGAGATAGCATACTTTCTCGGCAGCAACCCCAAAGATGCAGATCGTATTTCGCGCCTCCCAGCTTTAGCGCAAGCAAAGGAGATTGGCAAGATCGAGGCTAAGTTAGCTTCGGACCCGCCAGTCAAGAGGACCACATCGGCACCGGCTCCTATTTCGCCCGTGACCGCCCGAACCTCTGGTTCGCCGGCTTATGACACTACGGACCCACGGTCTACCAAGACCATGACGGCATCCGAGTGGATTGAAGCTGACAGGGCGCGACAGGTGAGAAAAGCGCAGGCGCAAGCAAACCGCTAACTTTTAAGGAAATATCATGGCTGGCAACAGTATTCTTACCATCGACATGATTACCAGGAAAGCCCTGGAAATCTTGGAGAACAACCTTGTTCTCACCCGCAACGTGAATCGTCAGTACGACGACTCCTTTGCAGTCCAAGGGGCCAAAATTGGCTCTACCCTGCGTATTCGTCTGCCCGACCGCGCTTTGGTCACTGACGGTGCCGCCCTGCAAGTTCAGGATGACAACGAGCAGTACACCACCCTGACGGTTGCAAGTCAGAAGCACATCGGCGTGAACTTCACGTCCGCTGAACTGACGATGCAGTTGGACGACTTCGCAGACCGCGTGCTGAAGCCCCGTATCAGCCAACTGGCCTCCAGCATCGACGCTGATGTCGCCAATGCCTACAAGTACATTGGCAACTCGGTCGGCACCCCCGGCACCACGCCTGCTACCTCGCTGGTTCTGCTGCAAGCGCAACAGAAACTCAATGAGAACGCTGCTGTGATGAACCCCCGCTACGCTACGGTCAACCCTGCTGCAAATGCTGGTCTGGTCGAAGGCATGAAGGGCTTGTTCAATCCCGGCTCTACCATCAGCAACCAGTTCAAAAACGGCATGATGGGCACCGGCGTGTTGGGCTTCGACGAGATTAATATGTCTCAGTCGATCAAGGTCCACACCTGCGGTACTCGTGACGCTGCGGCTGCCACGATCTGCGCGGCATCGGTAACGGCTGAAGGTACGGCTACCCTGAGCTTGTCGCAAGCATCTGTAACCACGACCATCAAGGCCGGCGACGTGTTCACCATTGCAAGCGTCTACGCTGTGAATCCGCAGACTCGTGAAACTACGGGTTCGCTGTTCCAGTTCGTCGCTCTGGCTGACGCAACCGGCGTGACTGGTACTTGGACTGTGACCGTAGCGCCGATCTACTCTGCAGCACACGCCTTGGCAACGGTTAACACCCTGCCATTGATTAATGCAGTTGTGACGTTCCTCGGTTCTGCTTCTGGTCAATACGCCCAGAATCTGGTCTACCACAAGGACGCGATCACGTTCGCTACCGCTGACCTGTTGCTGCCCCAAGGTGTTGACATGGCTGCTCGCGCTGTCCACAACGGCATCTCGCTGCGGGTTGTTCGTCAATATGACATCAACAATGATCGGATGCCATGCCGTATCGATGTGCTTTACGGTTTTTCTACAATTCGGCCCCAAATGGCGGCTAGAATTTGGGGCTAAACCGATTGGGGCTTCGGTCCCTTTCTTCGTAACTATTTAAGGAAATATCATGGCAATCCCTTCTGTTGGTGGCGGTCGTCAAGTTGGCGACGGCAATTTGAACGAACTGGTACTTGGCGTTTGCAACGCGCCTAGCACTTTTACTGCAGACGCAACCATTACGGCGGCGACCTTGACTAACGGGATCATCTCCTGCAACAAGGGTTCTGATGCTGCTACGGCGATGACGCTGCCCCTGGCTACTGATCTGGACACGCTCTTGGTCAACGCCAAGGTCGGTAGTTGCTTCGACGTGGTCGTGCTGAACGTGGCATCTGGCTCGTCTGCTGACGTTACTGTCACGACGAACACCGGCTGGACTCTGTCGGGCCTGATGGTCGTGCAGAACTCCTCGTCTGCGGCTTACCGTGCCCGTAAGACCGGCGCTGGTGCTTGGTCGCTGTACGCAATTTCCTAAACCCAATGGCCCCTTCGGGGGCCAACATTTAAGGAAACATCATGGGTAACACAAAACCGGTCGGCGTCGCATTTAGCGATCCCGAATTGGATGGCGCCACAGTCGGCGCAACGGGAGGTACTGCTGGTTTCTTCGGCAAGACCCCGGTCGCCAAGGCTGCTGCACTCACGGCACAACTGACCGCGATCACGATTGCGGACGCTGCTGGTACTCCCGATTATGCTTTGTCGGCATTGACCACAACCTTGCCATACGGCTTGGCTACGAAAGAAGAAGCAGTTACCCTGCTGTATGTCATCCAGAACCTTCAAGTTCGGATGGCCCAAGCAGAGTCCCGGCTTCAAGCCTACGGTCTGATGACCTGAACAGGAAGCCCCTTCGGGGGCTTTTTTGCATGATTATTTACCTAGAGCATCCGGTGCATGGGCGCAAAGTTGCGAACATGGAAGCCGAAGCAGTCTATGATGAAACGAACGGGTGGAAGCGGTATAATCCTGACACGCCTGAAGTAGCGGCTCCAGTGAACGAATTGGAGACTCGTCGCAAGTACACTCGTAAAGAGGTTCCAGCATGACTGCGAATGACCAGATCAACAGGGCACTTCGGTTGCTAGGCATCCTGGCTGAGGGTGAAACACCTTCCGCGTCGATGTCTCAAGATGCGCTGATGGCGCTGAACCAGATGATCGACTCGTGGTCAATCGAACGCCTATCGGTGTACAACACCCAAGACCAGATTTTCACTTGGCCTGCTGGCGAGATTACTCGCACCATCGGGCCTACCGGCAACTTCGTTGGCCTGCGTCCAGTCCTGATCGACGACTCGACCTACTACCGTGACCCCGGCACCAACGTGTCGTTTGGCATCAAGTTTATCAATCAGCAACAGTACAACGGGATTGCTGTCAAGACGGTTACGTCAACATACCCGCAAGTATGCTGGATCAACATGGAGTATCCAGACGCTCGGCTGACGGTCTACCCTAAACCGACACGGGTGCTGGAATGGCACATTGTCTCAGCGGAAGAACTGACCCAGCCGGCTACGCTGGCGACCACGCTGGCGTTTCCTCCCGGCTACCTGAGAGCATTCACTTACAACTTGGCTATGGAATTCGCACCTGAGTTTGGTGTCGAACCTAGCGAACAAGTGAAGCGTATCGCCATGACCAGCAAGCGTAATCTCAAGCGCATCAACAACCCGGACGATGTGATGTCGATGCCCTACGCGATTGTGGCGACGAGACAGAGGTTCAACATTTTTGCTGGCAACCAGTAGCATGAAGACTCCCTTGTTGGGTTCATCTTATGTAGCAAGGTCGGTAAACGCGGCTGATAATAGGTGTGTCAATTTGTTTCCCGAGGCCATCCCCGAAGGTGGCAAGGAGGCAGGTTTTCTCCAGCGATGCCCCGGCATGACCACATTGAAGACGTTGGG